CCGTGCCGGTAAACCCGCCGGTGTCTCCGCCAATATCCTGCCAAGAGATGGTCCAGCTAAAGCCGCTCCCGTCGGCATCGTCCTGGGCCCAGAACCGAAGGCGGTTCCAGCCATGGAAGACGTCAGCGCCAACGCTCACGCCTTGCCAAACCTGGCGAGTGTTGGTCACGTCCCAACCGCTGATAACAGCTAGGCCTAGGCGCATGGTGATCTGCCAGCGCCGAATGTAGCCATCGGGGGACGTAAGGCTGATTATCTCGGTGTCCGTGGACGGGGCAGCGTCGCCAGCGTTGTACAGCATTTCGAGCATCCACTGACCACCGTCAAAGGCAGGCACGTTACCCGAGAATGCGGCTGTATCGCCCAGGGTTGGCAGTGGCAGCGACGATGGCAGCGTGTCCATGGATGCCCACTGCACACCCGTGCACGACGCTGGCGGACAACCAGGAATCGGCGAGTAGGCGCGGGTAGCGTTCTGCGACTCTTCCAGGGGCCAGTAGGCGACCGGCGAGCCAGACGGGATCCGGCGCCGCAGAGTCGAGTCAAGAGCCTTGGCGCCCTGGCCCAACCGGCGCATGATGCCGTTTGCGTGGACAGACGTCCAAACGTCAGCATCGTCCGTGGTCCACTCAAGCGGCCATTCGGCTATCTCGCCCATGAACCTGTCTTCGCGGTCCCGGATCTCTGCGCTACCGCTAGGCGTCCACACACGGCCCGTAGAGTCCGTTGCAGAGGCAGCCCGGTCCGCCAGGGCCCGGAAGTCAGGAGAGGCGATTACAGAGCCACCTATGCCGTTCCGGATCTCAGCGCGGTACAGGCGTCCGTTCGGGGGGCGACGCTGGTTGGAGTCCACCACGTTGTCACGGTGTTCCGTAATGCCCAACTGGAACGGCGAGGAACTGACGAAGGTGGACGTGACCCCGTCCAGGGTGACTGGGTGTCCGATCAGGTACCAACCGTTCGGGGCAGTGATGTCTTCCGCCCAATAGAACGTGACCGTATGTCCGCCGGAACCGTTGTCTACGTCCAGCGTCACGCGCAGTGCAGCACGATCAGGCAGCACCGGAAGGTACTGGACGTAGAAGTAGCCCGAGGTGTTGTTGTCTCCCCCAGTAGTCCGCCGCAGACCAATGGCACCCACCTGCATATAGATACCCCAGGACTGCTGTCCGGCTGCACCCCACTGGCCCATGACCCACTGATTCATAGGGCCATACCAATTACCGGCCATTTCGAAGCGTACGTCCAGGTCCCCACCCGTGTAACCACCAGCGCTGGCCGTAGCCGTGCAGCCTTCCTGTCCGTCTAGCTGTAGGTAACTGTCACCCGTGCCGGGCACGCTCACCCGGACAGGGGTGTTCTGCATGAGCTGTCCGTAAAGAGGGCTCATGGCGTTGCGGCGGGAATACTTCCCACCCTTGTTGTTCAGGGTGAAGGTGAACGATGAAGGGTCAGCGGCGCTGGCCATATCCCGCAGACCACGCGTGATTTGCTTGACGTCCCGCACATAAACGTCAGAACTGACGTCCGTCCAGATACCACCTAGCTGTAGTTCCGTGCGGATATCCAGCGGGAATGTCGCCACCGCTGACCCCTTTCCTTATCGTGCACCAAAGGCAGTCTGAACACTGCCCCGTCCATCGTTTTTGACCATGCGGCGGATCAGACGCTTCATGTCTTCGTCTGCGCCGGTAACGTCGAATGTCACCGTCTGCGCATTGCGAAGCGACGCGCTGTAAACGCCACGCGGACTGATGTCCATGGCCATGCCGGGCAGGTTGCTGGTCAACCCCTGTAGCTGCTTGCGCAGTAGTGGAGTCTGCTTGTCGATACCGGCCATGAAACCGCCAATGACCATCTGACCAGCAGGGGTCAGAATCTTTCGGTCCACTGGCGCCGGACCCTTCCAGCTAGTCAGCTTGGAAGTCAGACTTCCCAGCGACGACTTGACGGATCCGAACATCGACTTGATGCCGTTAATGAAGCCGCTGATGAGCATCTTGCCCGCACCCAGCAGGACACCACCCAGGGAACCCAGCGCAGACTTGGCCTTGCCCGGTAGGGACTTAACCCAGTTGATGGCGTCGATGCCCTTTTGCTTCAGGACGCTGACCAACTTCCCGCCAGCCTCAAGAGCGACAGCGCCCAGCTTTGCGGCCAGCGGCTTGATCGCGGACCATATCTGTCCGGGCAGCGTGGTGAAAATACCCACAATGATCTTGCCTGCATTGCTCAGAGCCTGCTTGGCAAAATCGGCCGCACCACTGAAGTCACCCCGCAGCAGTGCCGCAATAGCCTTCACCGCAGGAACCAGCACGCTGGTAATGATCAGAGCTAGGCCCTGGCCAAAGAGCGTGGCTAGCTGCGCCACAATCGGAATCAGGAAATTCAGGATCGGGACGAGCGCCTGAACAACTTCCCCAATCGCGAAGAACAACGGCACCAGGGCCTGAAGGATTGGCGTAAGCGCCGGTAGCAGCGCTACAACAAGCTGCATGATTGGCGGGATCAGCGGCATGACAGCCGAGACCAGCGCGAGAAACGCACTCACCAGCGCGGACAGCACTGGCCCTAGCGCATCAATTACCGGCATGAGTGCAGAGCCAAGCTGGGTGATGATCGGTCCTAGGGCGGTCAGCAGTTTGCCCAGGATCGGTCCGGCAACCTTCAGGATTTCGCCCATAAGCTGGCCCAGTACGGGCAGCACGGTGCCAATCACGGTGCCTAGTCCATCGAACACGCCTGCGGCTGCACCGATACCACCAGCCAGGCCAGACAGGAACCCAGCCAGCGCGTCACCTATCGTGGTGAACAGAGCGCCTAGCGACTCGACCAGCGGCTGTGCTTTCTGCATGACCGGAACCAGGCCCTTGACCAGGCCGTTAACCAGGCCACCGATACCCTGCACCAACGGCTTGATCATCGGGGCAGCAGCCTTAAACAACTGCCCTAGCTGGGGGGCCAGTTGGTCAAAGATGGTCTTGATCTGACCCGCTGCCTGCTTGATGGGGCCAATCATCGGTTGGACCAATTGGCCCATGGTCTTAGTGACGTGGTCACGCAGCGACTTGAATGCGTCCTGCACACCCTTGTTGGCAGCAGCGAACTTGGCGCCGATACCCACAACGGCCAGCGGGACGGCAGCCAGGGCGCCAGCGGCACCGACGGCACCGGCCGAGATTCCGCCAAATAGCTTCAGTGTCGGCATGGCCGATGACTTGGCAGCACCACCCAAGCCGCGAATAGACGCGCCTAGGCCACGGCGTACTTCCTCGCCCATGCCACGCGCTACCTGACCAACACCACGCAACGCGTCACGCATGCGCTGACCATTGGTCATCATGGCGTGCGCAGACGAAAGCACCCGCCCGTCAAGGTGGCGCCAGTTCCCGTCAGCGTCCCGAGTCATGCCCTGGGTAGTGGCGCCAATCGATCGAATAGCTGCGGCTGCACGCCTAGCGCCGTTGACTATGTTCTGGTTATCGATCTCCAAATCAACGGTGAGTGATGCCAGCGTGGCCACAGGCACCCCCTTTCATGTTGACCACCTACGAATTTTCGTAGGCGCTTATGGTGCCGCCAAGGGCAGTGTTCACCTTCAGGACGTCTTGCCACAGTTCCTGGGGAGTCTTCCGGCGCCTGTACCACTCGGGCATGAAGTCCGATGGTTTGGCCCGTGACTTACTGCCAGCGGAGTTGTGCACCGTGGCAGCGATAATGCTTGCAGCGATGTCCGTTCGCTGTCGCACGTCAAGGGGGCCGGTAACCCGCTCGTACGCCATCCATTCGGTTAGCTCACGCGATGACGTACGGGCGAGTAGTTCGGAAACCGGCATGCCCAGGTAGGCAGCGAGTCGAAAGTAGAACTGACGCTCTGGGCGGCTGACTAGTTTCCCGTCAGCTCTTCAACGTCAGCAGCGGTTAGACCGGACAGACGAGACGCAACCTCAGCCACACGGGTCAGAGCCTGGGCGCTCTTTTCACCCAGACGCTTGATCGCAGCGCCCTGGAAGAGTCGCTTACCGCTCTCGTCCACAATGCAGGCAGCAGCCAGGCGCGCACGGTACTGGTCCATGGCCTTGTCCTTGTCAACGCCATTCATCTGGCTGTTGAGCATGGCGGACTCAAACCGGTCCCGCTCGGTGCCGGACATTCCCTGGACGAGCACAGTACCTCCCCACTCGGGTACGTCCACTGGCTCACGCTGTAGGTCGTCGGCATTCAGGATGTCGTCAGCGGAAAGGTACATGTGATTACGCTCCGAAGGTGATAACAGGCTTTCCAGAAACCTTGAACTTGAGCTCAGCGCTCATCTTGTCGTCAACCGGCGCTTCCTGGCTAAAGCCAGTAAGGACCATCTTTAGCGCCCACTCCCCCAGCGTGCCGGGGAACGTCAGCTTGTAGTTGCGCGGGATCGTGTCCTCAAAATCAGCGACTAGGACGTCATGCTTGCGCGGGTCGTAGTTGACATTGATGGTGACCTCACCGGCGTCCTTGAGACCACCGATGAACTCGCGCCAGCCAGACGCCGAATCATGCGCCGTGACGTCGTACGTCTCGCGCTCGATCTCCGGGCCCTTGACGCTGGTCACGTTACCGATAGTGGTAAACGTGGCGGTTGGCGTCGCCATGTCGGAACGCTTCAGCGCGATGCCGAAAGAATCTAGACCAGCCATATGGTCACTCCTTACTTACTCATTCGGACCAGGTATTGGGCACTGATGTGCCGTACCAGGGGATCAGGGTCATCAACCGTCAGGTGTTGCGTGTGCTTGATCTGCACGTCTTTGAAGCCAGCGACAGTCAGCGGTACGCGGTCCAGGGCAGCGTCTACAGCAGCGAATAGGTCGAACACCTCGCCGTTACCTGGTGCCTTAGACCAGATATGGACGGTGACCATGGAAGTGAGACCCTGTGCGTCATGTGCGTCATCTGGAAATTCGATGATTGAGCCCAGCGACACGAACGGGAACGATGCCGACTCAGGCACCTGGTCATAAACCCGGCCCGTAAGTAGTGGCGCCGCATTCAGCTTGGCGAATACCGCAGTCTGTAGGGGGCGCAGTGCCGTCGCCATCTCACCACCTGTTGAAGAATCGGGGCGCCAGCCTGCGCAACTCACGCTCGCCCGTACGCCTATGAATCTGGGCAGCAGGACCGAGAAATGGCTGATCAGCCATCTTGCTGGTGCCCTTTTCCACGTAGTACGCGTACTCGCGCGTCTGACCCTGCTTGATCTGAACCCAAGCCTTACCGCTATGTGTGTTCACCTTGGACTCAATCGAGTCTCGTAGGTGGCCGGTCCGAACGGGCGCTAGTTCCTTGGCTGTCTTTTCCAAGTCCTTGGCCCACTGGTCAAGCGCCTTAGCGCGCAGGCGGTTGGCCCTGGTCGGCAGTTGTGCAAGGCGCGCCAGGGCCATCCGCATACCTCGGAGACCGGACATCAGTCAGACAGGACAGCCACGTTTACCGTGGTAACGGCGCTGTACGAGATGTTCGCTCGGCCAGTCACCGGGTCACGGTAGACATCGAGTAGCGGAATGAACCCATGTCCACCCGCAGGGACAACCAGGGCAGCGTCACCGATGGACAGGCCATCGATGCTGCCAGGCGTGACCACCGTGACAGTGACAGGCGAGCCAGAGCCGTTGGAAACATGCAGCTTGACACCACCGCCAACGGGCGCAGTGTCACCACCAGCGGACGCACCCTGGTAGGTCAGAGCGGTACCGGACAGGGCGACCCGCTGAGCTGAAAGAGCAGCCATGAAAAATCCTCACTGGGAATCAGCCTGGCGCAACTCGCAGTCAGCGCGCAGATACGTGCCAGGCTTGGACGGTTCGAACGTGGCCAAGACTCGGAAGACATGACCAGGCGTCCGCAGTTCGTCCCCCCGCTTTACGTCAGCGGAGGGAAGTAGATAGGCCACGTGGGACAGGGTGGAGCCAAGCTGCGCGCCCTGTAGTCGCTCCGTTGCCGATGGCTGGCTGAGGCGACAGCGCACAGAGCCCACTTGAACACGAGCCATGGTGAATCCGCCCATGCCATCGGGGGTGCGCTGCTCGCGCCACACTTCCGCGCTGGCGTTCAGCAGTCGGGCAAGTCGGCTCATAGTGATCTCACCGCGCTTACGCCGTTACCGAATCGCGCAGCCAGGCGCGCGCGCAGATACGCAGGTAGCTCCATGTCACTGAAGAGCACGGTGTAGCTGTAGGTGGCCGAGTAATCGCCGATACGCTCCTGAATCACTGGCTTTTCTGCAAGCGCATCCGGATTGTTCCGATGCTTGATCAGCTCTTGGCCAGCGAGCCGACAGACGATATCGACAATGTCAGCGGGAACGGTGGCTAGGCCATGGGTGTAGGTCACCGTGACCTCTTCACCCTCACGAAAGCCACAGGGACGCGTCAGAGCGCCTGAAAGTAGCTTGTAGTCCGAGACTGCCACCCCATCCACGGAAACGGCTGACACGGCCGTTACGGGCGCACCAGGCAGCGCTACGCGTATACCGCGAGCCTCAAGGGTCAGCGTGCTCGTAGTCTGGCTAACCGGCGAACCAGCAGCATCACGCACCAGAGCCGAAGCCACGTCAAGGTAGCTGTTAACTGCGGCCACCTCGGACGCGTCTACAGTGACACCCCGCGCAGTAAGGTCAGCGATCGTGGCCAGTGGCGCTATCGCCATGGGGTGTCACCTCCTTTACTTGGCGGCAGTCTTGCGAGCAGGGGCAGGTGTGAGCACCTTGACACTCTCTAGGTCTTCGCGCCGGACTAGCTTCCGCAGATACTCAAGCTGCTCGCTGTCCTCTTCGAGCGACAGACGCACGGTCTGACCAGAGTTGTTGACGACCTCAACGGGCACTAGGGCCATAGGTGTTACTCCTCGAAAGTACGTAGGTGGGTGGGATGCCCAGGGGGTCACTTACGAAAGTTCGTAGGTGACCCCCTGGCTCACATCAGGGTTACGGCAGTAGACCCGTGGTCACGTCAGCGTCCAGAACGGCCAGAGCCTCCGGACGGACAACCTTGGCGCCGTACAGGTGCAGGCCCTTAATCGCGTCACCGAACGACGACTGCGGGCGGTACGCCTCAACAGAGTTGATCTGCTCGGCGTACGTGGTTGCCATCGGGTGCCCAGCAATAACGAAGTTGGACACCTCAGGGTTGGTACCAGCGGTACCCTGCGGCAGGTTCAGCGAGACCATGACGGAGAAACCGAGAATCTTACCAACCTCGCCGTTCATGATCGGCGCGTTGGAACCGTACTGGTTCGCGTAGATAAAGCGCGAGTCCTGAAGCACCAGCGCGTAGAACTCAGGCGAGACGATCAGGAATCGGTTCTCGGCCGGAACCTTAGCCTTGTCCAGCTTTAGCTTCAGCGTCAGGATCGCCTTGTACGCAAGGTCCGTGGTGTTGATGTCCGCTGGGGTCAGGACGTTGCCAGCGTTCGTGGCCATGAGGTTAGCCAGGAACAGGTCAGTCGTCTCGGCCAGACCGAACGCAGAGTCGTCCGCAGCCTTGTTGAGCAGCGCACCGCCATCCTTGGCCTGACGCTGGTCAACGTCGTCCACCTGGAAGGCAAAGTACTTAGCCTGGTCGATGACAAGCGTCTGATCCGTGGTGGCCAGAACCTGCGGAGTGATCGCAGTGCTGTTCTTGGTGTACGTCGCGATGGTCGGCCGAGTCAGCGAACCGATGTGAACGGTGTCACCAGACTGCGAGATCTCGCCCTCATAGTCACGGTTGATGATGCCGGTCTGGCCGAACACCAGCTTTTCTCGCAGAGCGACGAATAGCTCGGACGACCAAATCTTAGGGATAAAAGTGTCAACGGCCATGCCGCTTACGCTCCTTGTCTAGGGGTTACTTGATACCGAGCACGCTGTTTAGGCGTCCCTCGCGCTTAGCCTTTACGACCTGTTCAGGGGACATCCCCTTAAGGTCGTCCATGGTGAGCTGCCTCGGACCAGACGCCTTGCGCGCTGCGCCACCATCACCAGAGCCCTGAAAGCGCGGCCGGGCCGTTGCGGCTAGGTGCGGCTTCCTGGTTAGTAGTTCCTCAATCGCGTCCGTGATCTCGTCGGCGTCAACCTCGCCATCGTCCGAAACATCGAACTTAGAGACGTCCAGAAATGCCAGCGCGTCAGCGGGATCAGCAAACTTGCCCGCAGCCGCAGCCTTAATCTCAGACTTGAGGATTCGCGCGTTGGCCTTGCTCAGGGCCTCTCGCGCCGCCTCTCGCCGGATTGCATCCGGGTCAGGCTGGTCATTGTCGCCGGATCCCTTGGGGGTCTCCAGCTCAGCGATACGGGCCTCTAGCGCCCGCCGCTGGTCCCTCTCCTCACGCCATTTTGCCTTCATGGAGTCCAGGGCCCGCTTACCAGCGTCGCCTAGCTGGTCCGCACCATCAGGGTTAGGCTCACCATCGCTGCCCGGCGTGCCTTCAGCACCAGCATCCGTGACAGTCTCATCCGTGGTGGTCTCATCCGTGGTGGTCTCGTTTTCGGGCATGCCAAACTCCAATCAGCGCCTTGCGCGCGTACGAAAATTCGTAGGTGGGTGCGCAGTGCGCGCGACCCTCAGCGGAGGTAGCCGTTTTTGTACAGCAGCCGGATAGCGTGGTTCCGGTCCTCTGCTTGCTTGTAAATCTCTTCAGGCATGAGCCTGGGTGGGCGCTTCTTTCTCTTGCTGCCCGTTCCCGTGTAGGTGACCTGTACCTGTCTGCCGAACATCTCAACCTTGGCCATGTGCTTGCGCGCGTTGACCACGCTGTAGATGTTGGCGCCATCGTCAATGGCCCTGGCCCCCGCTTCACCAAACACCTTGCGTCGCTGCTCGGGTGACATCCGGTCGTACATGTCCTTGGCATCCAGCGTGTAACCAGCCTTGCGCTTAGTCACTGGCTCCATCGTGCAATCGCAGTTTGGATGCCGCTGAAATCCCGTAGAAACGCTGTACTCACGGCCAGCCAGAATGATGCATCGCGCACACGCGGGAAGCTCCACCACGCGCACATACGATGTCACCTGTCGATTCCCGACCATTGCGGCCTGGTCCGCCTGGCGGCCTGTATCAGCGATAACCGTGCGAGTCACCATGCTCAGGAAGGCACCAGCGCGGGCCATTGCGGTCCGCTTGTTGTCCCCCTGGTCACGACGCCACAGCGCGGTAGGGATTGCGCGCGCCAACAGCCCCATCAGGTTGCGTCCATCAGGGGTCTGCCTGGCGAATTGCTCGGGGATCACCTCAGCTTCCAGGTGCCCGAGTAGTTCGCGCATGTAGTCATTGCTCATGTCGGCTGCCCGAAACTGGCCAGCCTGGACCATCTTTGTCACACGGGGCAGCAGGCGGGCCCAGTGCTGCGCCACAGCGTCTGGGTCCACCTTTGCCCACTCGGCTAGAACGGCCTTAGCTGTAGCGTCAGCCAGCCGTTCCCGCTCCATCTGATGGTTGCGTGCCCGTAGGCTCCACATCGTTACCGCCGTTCACGTCCACCGAGTCCGCTGGGTTGTGCGTCATGATCTGTGACAGCGCACCCATCGGATCCGCCATCATTTCCTTTTCACGCATCTTGAGTAGGTCCGCCACCTCAGTTGGCGTCAGACCAAACTTCAGCGCGAGGAATTCAAACGGAAAACCAATCTGCTTCAACTTCAGGAGCGAGTCAGTAAGCTGCGCCGTTGAGCGAGACTCAGCCTCCGCCCACAGCACCCGGCCCCCGGCCACAGCCTCAGCCTTCGCAGTGTCCCCCTGCGCCAGTGCGATCAGGCGGAACATTTCACGCAGCGCCTGCCCAAACCAAATCTGCTTTTCCTGGACCCGCTTAACAAGACCAGTCTCAGCGGCCAGTAGGGCATCACCAGACAGGTTCGCCATCTTGCCTACGAGATAGTGTTGAGGGGTGCGGGTCTGCGCCGCAATGTGGCCCACCGCAACCTCAATCACGCGCGTGTACGCATCCAGGTTGGCGGCAGTCCACTCGGTAACCTTGACGTCGTCACCAGTGAAGAACATCACGCGGTCTACAGCGAACCGTTCCAGGTCTACCGGGCGTGAACCCACGATCTGGCCATTCTCGTCCAGGATCGGAATCTCAGGCACCTCGGCGCCCAGGACGATGCGCTGCGGGAACGATGCGTAATCACTCGCGGTGAAGAGCTGCGCCCACATGAGGTTTACAGCGTCCTGCATGGCCACCACACCAGAGATATCCGATATCGGATCGCTGGACAGCGTTGGCTTATTCGGCAGCTCCACCATCGGCACAACACCCATGGGGTTCGGCTGAGGGTTCGGCTCATCGCCCGTGTCACGTGGGGTCCAGTTGCGGTCCATCTCGTCTTCAACGGACTGCATTTGCGTCGAGTGCTGCGGCGTATACAGGATGGGGCGCTGAAACTTCCAGACCTCATCCGGCAGGTACAGCGTGGCGAAGGAGTGAAACCCATCGTCCCACCGCTTCAACGCTGCACGGCGCTTACGGCGCGACCCAGGCTCATACGCGATAATGCACTGCGCAGCGTCTTCGAAGGTGACTTCCGGCGTCTCCTCGTCATCAGGGTTACCCCAGACGAGAACAAAACTACGAGCGCTGTTCACGGCGCCCAGAAATCCAAGCTGCGAATCAGCGTCCAGCGCATTCCGCTGCCACACTCGCCAGGATTCCTTGTCAGCCTCAGTGGCACCGGCTGGCATGAAGCCGTTCACCGTTAGACGCTCTACCGGCGAGTCAGACACCACCTGGACCCAGTTGTCTGCAAACTCCCGGTAGCGCTCACCGTGGAACTTCCGGAACTGATCGGACGCAAACGCCAGACGCTGCTTGCCCCGGTAATAGTCGTCATGCTGCTGGATGTCAGGGCGCCTACGTAGCAGTTCGTTTTCTAGTAGCTGGACCAGCGCTAGCGCTTCACCGTACGTAGCCACCCTCACAACCTCTCGTTACGCCGACATATAGAGCGGCTTTCTCTTCAGCAAACCAGCGGCGATGGCGTCACACGCTGCTTCATGTGTAAGCACGCTGACCACGGCCATATCAATTTTTCGCTTAGCCTCAGGCTTGGCCAGGACATAGCGATCAGACGGGCGGGCGGCCATGCGTGCATTGAAAATGTGACGCTCGGTTATCTCGCATCCGTCATGCGAGAAATTCGAATCTTTCTTGATCACGTCTGTCTTCAGACGCTCTGCGGCTGCATGCATCTGCACCGGTCGGCGTGTGTGCCAGCGAATAACTCGCCGGTCGCCATACCGTTCCGCCCACTGGTCTACTTCTGTCTCCCAGTACGGCGGATCGCAGTACATCAACTTGACGTCGTACTTGGCGAACAGCTCGCTTACGGCTGCGTCAACTTCCAGCCGTGGCACCTGTCCACCCCACTCAGCGGGATCCCAGATCGTCTTACGGCCACTGGGCCCGTACGTTGGCGTGAACTGAAAGCCTTCCAGGGTCTCAGCGCGGATACCGGTCCAGTCGTCGCTATCTGAGCCATCAAAGCCCAGCACGATCGGAACCTTCATCAACTTGTAAGAGGACGGTTTAGGTATCTCAC